CCCCAAGGCTAACCATTATTGTTAGCCGAACGATGGCGCGCTACAGGAATTGTTGCTTCACCCTCAACAACCCGGAAGACATGATTATGTTCGACCACGAGACGATGGAGTACCTTGTGTACCAAGAAGAGATTGGTGAGAGCGGTACTTACCACTTCCAGGGCTACTGCGAGTTCAAGAATAAGACGGGACTTGCCAAAGCGAAGGCGTTACTTGGCGGGAGCGGGGTTCACCTCGAACCCAGAATGGGAACGCAGAAGCAAGCCATTGACTACTGCAAAGAAACTGGGAAACGCCTGCCGAACACGGAGCTATACGAAGAGGGGACATCTCGAACCCAAGGTAAGCGAATGGACTTGGAAGGATTCAAGGACGCAGTCCAAGGAGGAGCGAAGCTCCGAGATCTGGTGGATGATAACTTCGCAATTATCGCAAAGTATCCTCGTTTCTATCAGACACTCACCATGTTGAACAGACCGGCACGGACAACAGACCTTAGGGTCATCCTCCACATCGGGGAAACTGGTCTTGGAAAGACCAGGTGGGTCATGGACAAGTACGGAACGAGTGACGACTTCTGGATTGCCCCACTCAACAACGGAACCATCTGGATGGATACATATGACGGACATGGAGTCTGCCTCTTGGATGACTTTGCCGGTAAGGCCAGTCACTGCACCCTTGTGTATTTGTTGCGATTGCTGGACATCTATCCTGTCCTCGTGCCGACAAAGGGAGGCCACACTTGGTGGATGCCCTCTGAGGTGCATGTCACTACTAACCTCCTGCCAAAGTTTTGGTACAGTTGGACCGACCGGGGACAACAATACCTTTTCCTCGCTAGACGATTTAGCAGTGTGCGCCTCTATTATGTGTCACTGCCAAACACTCATAGTAGCTACGTCGAGCAAGAACCCTCATGGTGGGAGGAGAACAAGCCTGACGAGGCGATTTATTGAAAAATAAAGAAGGGTGTTCTCCCTGTGGGGCTAGGACCTTAACCCTGATCACTGAACCTGAGTCTCATTGAACTGTCAAATCCTCCAGTTCCTGCTTTGGAGATCAACAAAACCCCAAGGTTGTTGGAACGAATCTCAGCGATAGCACCGGTGGCCCCATTAAATTCCACAGGAATGTTGCACTTCTTGTAAAAGGACATCTCCCTTACTACTTCGGCGGAGTCCCCCTGGCTCCCAGCCGTATCGTAAGAAAAAGTCAACGCATTGAAGGTGACGGTCTTGTCAAGCAAGATTTGAAAGCGACCGGAGTTTGCGAGGTTCCGAAAGGAACGGTGAGTGGCCGTCTCCAGCAGGTCGAGAACTGCGATAGTGGCCCCATTGCACTGCTTGTCAAGGTACAAGATCACCCTGATGACTTCTGAGGGATTGGGCGTGGCCACATTGTTGGCTTCAACTTGGTCGCAAGAGAAACGCCAGTTGATGGACCTGATCGTACACTTCCTGCCGACCCTTTCGTCTTCACCGACCCCTTGGGGAATGACGTTGATGGTCCCTGCGTTCTGAACGGTTCCGGTGGCACTAACAACGGCGTCATCAATAGCAACATCGTGGAACTTCAGCTCGGCGTTACGGCCAGAGTAACGACCGTAGTAACCACCAACCCTGTCCTTTCCTGGTCTGAAAGGAGGAGCGGAAACGCGAGACCTCTTGTAAGGACGTACGTACGGACGATAGACAGAACCAACTGGAGCCACCTTGCCATAGAAGTCCTTCCTCTTCCTGCTTGACATGAATTCAAAACACAAAGAAAAAGAAAAAACGGACGACGGTTTGGAATAAACCAAAAAGGAATTACTAACTTGGGTTGCGGCAATCGCAAGACCCTATCGTGAGCACAAATTTAGAGAGCTATAAAATCGCCGTGCGATTTTAATAGACACCCCATCCACAGTGGCCCGGGCTTTCATTTTAGATCATGGACGCCGTGCGTCCCGATGCGCGCCGTGCGCGCAGACAGGCTAGAGCCGCGGACCCCTATCCAACCTACCATTTTGGCCGCTTGCGGCCTGAGTGTCACATAAATGCGTATTTTTTTTTGAGGGCCACAAGTGCAGGCATAGTATTACCCTGCACTTCTGGGCCGGTTACTTCCGGCCCAAAAAAACCCCCTACTGGCCCCTAGGAAAAAATTTTGTAACACTACTGTGTGCTCTGCCCAGATGTCTATATTAGGCAATTTCCATATTTGGAAATATCTATATTAGGAAATATTCGGATCCGAACTTATTTCCATATTTGGAAGTCGGCATACCGAAACCTAGATTTAAATATCTAGCACCCCAAGGCTAACCATTATTGTTAGCCGAACGATGGCGCGCTACAGGAATTGTTGCTTCACCCTCAACAACCCGGAAGACATGATTATGTTCGACCACGAGACGATGGAGTACCTTGTGTACCAAGAAGAGATTGGTGAGAGCG